AAAATTCCTGCGCTACAGTAGGCAGCCTATCAAGCGCAGACTCGTCACCGGATGCCGCCTTAATGCGCGTCTGATTAAAATCTGCCCGCGCCTGCTCAAGTTTTTGTGCAGGAGTTAGCGGCGATAATTCGCTGAATGCTAAACCTTCACGAAAATCTTTTAATTTATCAGAGATACCCTTGAACTTTGAAATTGTGCTTTCTAATTCGCCGCGCTCTTGATTATATTTGCCTAGTAACTCGTTGCGAATATCATTAAGCGACCGCTCTGCTTTTGCCAGCGTGTTTGTTGATGTACCTAACTGCACTTGAGCGTTCCTGACCTCAAGAAATGCCGGAGCAAGTCTCAGCAAAGCGATTCTAAGTTCGTTAGCGGTCCCCTCTGCTTGTATCAGTTTTCTATAGTCATCTACAGCTATAGCGGTAGACACGCCGAGCTCTGTTAATGATCTATTAAGCTGATCCGTCTTGAGTGCTGCTTGCTCTCCAGCGCTCAGGAAATTATCAAAGAAAAACCTTGACATAGTAGCCAAAGATTCAAAGCCGCCAGCCATTTCGACAAATTGAGTTCGCTGCTCAAATGACAAAGCCTGGATCAGGCTGCGTGCCTGATCTACTGTAGCGCCCAAATTTTGAGCAGCCCCAGACATTGAGAGAAACTCTGAATTAAGCCGCTGCAATGCATCGGCTGATGTCTCTCCACGTTTTGCTAGATCGGTAATCGCTGGCAGGAATCCTGTAATCATTTGATCTGTTATGGCAGCTATTTCCGCGCTTATTTGTTCCTCGGTCAGAAATTTTCCTTTCTCTGACACGAGATTAATTTCACGGTTAAAACTGCTCAGGCTTTCCGTGCTGATGCCTAAATTCTTGCCGATATCCTCGATAGATCCAGATACGCCTTTTGCCGTATCATTAAAAATATCAATGATGTCCCTAGCTTGCTTGCCTAAACTCTCAGTAAACGCTTTTAACTTATCGTTATCAGTGCTTGTTTGTCCTGTTACTAAATCGACGCGAGCAAAATCATTTTTGTTGCTGCGGAATAAACCGCCTTTAGCAACAAAGTTTGTGTTAATCGATCCGCTTTCAAAACCACCTGAACCAATTGACCCGGTTAGCGATGTCTCTTTTTGTTTTAATGGTCCACGACCGAAAAGCGCATTGATAAGCGGTATTACGGGCAACAAATCACCAATGATCGGCAAGTCACCTACCGTATTCATGGCTCTGCCAAATCCGCCGCCCAATCTTTTATCACCTGCCAGCGCTTTAAGACCAGCAGTAGCAGCAGCTGCAATCATCAATGGACCAGCAGCCGTAGCGAATGCAGAACCCATACTAGCAGCAAGACCAGCGCCAGCCGTAGCACTCTCAGCAGCTATAAACGATGCAGCAGCAGAGCCGCCCGACATGCCAGCACCGAATGAGCCTAACAAACCACTGCCACCGATTGCAGATAGTCCGCCGCCAGCCAGACTATTTAACCCAAAACCAGACGATACCAATCCGCCAGCCGTTGACGCTAGAGACGACAAACTAAAGCTACTGCCCTTGCTGCCCGTACCACCAACGCCACCGACACTAAACATGTTAGCAAGACCAACGCTTTGCGCAAGTTTTAGCGCTGCGAATTCAGAAGCTATCCTACCAACGGCCTGACCGACACTTTTGACCATGCCTTTTAGGCCATCATCAAAAAAGTTAAATATGCTATTTGCTAATGCGCTTTGTATGTTGCGACCAGCTTGCACCCATAACTGGCTTGTTTCGTCAGCTACAGACCGGGTAACTTTTGCGACTTCTGATGTTTCTTCTTGCGCCTTTTTTAACGCGCGATTATATGTCTCAATTGATAAATTTGAGTTAGGCAAGTTAAGCAATCGATTCAACTCAGTTTGAGTATCAATTAATCGCTCTTCTTTTGTTCTGACCGATTCAGTTATTGACGCTATTTTTTGCAAGTCAACAGACAAAGCATTTGCAGCCGCTTTTTGCTGATCCATTTCTGTAGTTACTTGCTCAATCCTGTTTATGAGAGGATTTGCAGCCTTTGACACGCCAAGGTGAGCAGCTTCAAGCCTTTTGATCTGTACAGAAGTTAACCCGGCTGTTTCTGCCTCTTTTTTAAGCGATGCAAGAAATCTCTCTGCATCAGATATGGTTTTTTTGGTTGCTATAGATAATTTCTCGGCATCCTTTCTAACGGCAGCCACTACAGTCTCGGAAGAAGCATCAGAAGCGATTGCTTCCTTCATTTTCTGCAGATCTTCTGTAGCAGATTCTATGCGAAACTTAAGCTCGTCCTGATCTTTTTTACTGAACAGAAAATCACTGATCGGAATGATACTATTCAGCCCTTGAATATGTACTAGCTCTTCTTCAAGTTCTTGAATTAATGATATTTGTTTTTGTATTGGATCTAGCTTTTGACCGCCAAACACGCCAGTTAGTGCATTAGCAAGTTTAGTAGCAAGCTCTATGCCGCTAGACAGGAAATTGATTAATCCTGATTCACCAACAGCTATCTTAAGGTCAAAAATAGCGGTGTTCATTCGGTTCATTTGAGCGGTCAAGCCTTTGGCTGCCTGCTCAGATTGTGAACCAAATGTTTTGTCTAATTCGCGCGACAATGCAGGCAATAATTGCTCAGCCGTTACGCTACCAGTGCGCAACAACTTATCAAGCTCTTGAGTTGTTACACCGATAGCTCGCGCCGCGATTTGGAATGCGCCTGGCAATCTTTCTCCAAGTTGACCGCGCAACTCCTCAGACGAAACCGTACCTTTTGAAATTATTTGCTGTATTGCAAGCAGTGAGCCGCCAGTTTGCTCTGCTGATAGCCCAAGAGCGGCGGCAGCTTGCGCAACCGAAGTAAATATATCTCTGGTGGCTTTACCCTCTAACGCAGTACCCTTTGAAGCAGCGGTCAGCTTACCAAATTGGTCCGCAGCAGTCGCAAGATCCAGCCCAAGCCGCTGAGATTCAGAACGCACAAATGAAAGTGCATCAGCCGCACCTTTAGCCGATCCGGTGCCTACTTGTAATGTGCTGGTGAATTGCTGAAACTGTATCGTAGCATCAGCCACGCCCTTGACAGCGCTAACAACACCAGCAACACTCACACCAACAGCCGCAAGCGCTCCCGTTACTTTTAATGCTGTACTTGATAATCCAGATAAATTCTGATCGGCAGAAGCAAAAGCCGCCGCCGTAGAATCTTTTGCTGTGATGCTAATCTGAGTTGTTACGTTGGTCATCGTTATGCTGTTTTAAAAGTAAAAGGCCATCAATAAACAACTCTACATCATTGACTTGCAGATATTCCGCTACCGCATCGAGTTGGGAAAAATCAACATTCCCCCCTAATATGTTCCATGCAGAGACTACCCTTTCTTGATCCGTGCTTAACCTTACTGACTCGCCACCAACTAAATCTTTTATCTGTTGATAGTCGAGCCAGTCCGTTATTTTTTTTCGTTTGCTGCCCTTGTAACGAAACGCTCTTGAGCATCTTTCAGAATTTCAGCAACAATCGGCTTATACCAATCCGGCTTTTCACCAATGACTTCAAAAAAAGTATCACGGTCGAATTTAACAACATCTTTGCTGCCATCTTCGATAAGGTCACTTTCTTTTACACCACTCCAATCATCGATATGCACACGGCATACTTCCGCGTCAGTAGATGATTGTGTTGCATAACGACTAAATTGTTCAGGAGTCGCTCGCGTGCCAAAAAATGATAGATCACCCACTTTTATTTCTATGCGCCTCGCGGCGCGTAGTTTGTCAGCTAATGTGCTCATTATGATGCAAACCATTGTGGCTTGTTACGCAGTGTCATGCTGATCTGCGCGGTCCCTACAGCACCGACACCGCCAGAGAAGCCAGCGCCGCCAGAAACGTAAGCGTTAAAAATCGCTTTTTGTCCTGAAGACAGTGTTACCATGATTGCGCGTCGAGCGTTAGCTTTAGATGCTGACTGCACCTCAACAACGGCAGTCGCCAGCGGGTTTGCAATCAGTGATAATGTGCCTTCTTGCACAGAGTCATGACCGAACGCTTCTTGTTTTTCGTCGTCATGGATTGTAGTAATGTCGAGCTTGTCCGGCGCAGAGTCAGGCAAGTCGAATTGCGTGATGTTGTCAAATGACGCGCCCATGGTTATTTTCTTGGCCGTTCCACCGCTAGCGTATGTTGTCCAACCGGTAGAATCAATGCCCTCACAGACAAATGACACTGTGGTACTTACCGATTTGACACGCACAACGCGATCATTGATCTGAGTCATACCAACGACCGCCTCAATAAGGACTAAATCTCCAATTGAAAAATCATGAGTAGCAGTAACAACCGCCTCGCTGACTTTTGAGATTCCAGTAATTGTTTTTGCCGCTGCTAGAGCGGTTTGGATTTGTACAACTGCATTGCGTAATATTAGGGCTGTTGCTGCCATTTCTATCTCCAGCGCCGTCACGGCGTTAGGTTTATAATATCCACTCAGCGCATCACTGCGTTAGAATGGCCTTTAAACTGCTACATCAGGTGCGTTTGATAATGTATAAACTTTCATCCGAAAAATCATTGTTGCCATGCCGACTTGCTGATTGCCAACAATACTTTGATCCATGTTAGTGCCAGCTAATTGCACATCTTTTGCAATTAATGAAGCCGCATTTATTGCAATTTCGACCTCTTTGCAAATCTTGTCCAACGTATCATCAAGATTATTAGTTGCCTTAGCTATAGCATCGATTGTTACAGTAATCTCGCGCTCTTGCAGCGTTGGTGAGTGTACAGTTTGATAATCTATACGCTCAGATTCCGTTTTTACCAAAAGACAAGGCAAATCAGATTCTTGCAGCGGATAAACTCGACTCTGAAAGACTCTCGCGCCAGTTGTTGTTAAATTAGTAACCGCAGTAGCTACAGACTCACGCAATTGCTGTCTAACGTGGTTAGGCATCTTGCAACTCCAATATTAGCCTTACCATACCATTACCATCCGGCTGCACACCACGCACTATATAATAGTCAATAACACCACTATCAATAATATCAACGATAACATCACCATGCATTACAACACCAACATCAGCGACTTTGCAGAAAAACATTGTCGCCATTGTCTCGACATTAAACGGATCAACATAATTGTTGCTAAATATTCCGGTCACCTCATTGCCGTCTACAAACAGTGTTTTATCGGCAAGATGTTTAATCTGTGCTGAGTTTAACCTTGTTTGTAATGCGGCGAATGGGTTTGCCATAATATATTAAGCAGCTACAGCAGTATAGCAACCGAGTTTCATGATCACGGTAGAGCTTGGGTTTGCTGCATCAGCAAGAGCGATTCCTACACATTGTTGAGCTGTTAACGTTTTATTAACAACTTTGTTTGTGGCATCCCAAAAGAGACGATCACCGGCAGTAATAGCAAGCGCGCTAGTCTTTGCAATCTCAACAACGCCCTCGGTGACAAATGCGCCTACTACGCCACTTGCCACGTCCTCAGCAGCCACGCCAAACAGGCTTGTGCCGAACAAGTAGCCAACACCCGCCGCCACGGCAGCCCCAGGGGCTAATGAAAGTGTATTTCCTGGTTGAATATAATTATCCATCTATGTATCTCCTTATGCACCAACGTTTTTATAAAGACCGCGATAATCTATTGCTTTTGCAGCGAAATCCAACCTGGCTTTGATCTCCATGCCATCAACATCAAATCCCTGGCGGGTTTCGATATAAACGCCGTTTTGGCCTTCGAGGTAGCAATATTCGATCGTATCAACCATGTTGCTGTCGGCAGCCATATACCAAGCCGTTCCGCTCGATGCATCAAGACGCGGCTCAACTATTAGTTGCAATTGTCCTCTGAATGGATTAACTGTTGCAGCAGTCGCAGCGTTGTATTCTGGCGTTGTATATTGCCAGCCCACATTTTCAATTTGCGCAGGAACAATCAAGAACTTAGGAGTTAAGTTCATCACAACGTTCTTTGGTGTTTTCTGCAGGCGCATTAGCTTTTTAGCAACACCTAGAGAATCAATTGATATTACGGTGCCCGTGCTTGTGTAATTTAGATGGGTAGCTGCATGAAACAGTGTTACGCCATCAGCTAGAGCCGCATTAGCAGTCAAAATACCATATACAGTATCTGATTCCAGGTTTGCAGCCGCAGTAGCGAACATAGCCGGGATGCGGGTAAAAGCACTCAAATCATCATTGATGATTGCTTGACGTGTCAGGCCTATGATCTTACCGTATGTGGCTAGTTGATAAGTTTCTTTACCGTCAGTCACAGCACCGCGCTTAAATTCGCCGTTCTCGGTTA